CTCTGGACCGCTCCCAGAGCCGCTCAAGCTCCCAAACGAGCCGCTACCGTAACTTCCTGAGTAACCGTAGCCGCTCCCTGAACCAGTCGGCGTGCAGCAGGCCAAGCCAAAAATCGGCACCCCCTCTTCAGTCCAGCCCACGAAGCGCGCCAAATAACGCCCGATCCGCGGGAACTCGCACTCCGAGTAGCCGAAAACCGGCACGCCGTCCGCATTGAAACCAAGGAAGCGCGCCAGTTTCCGCGGCCCAGAGCACCCAGCCCCCAACACAGGATTATCCTCCGCATCGAAGCCGATCACTCGTGCGAGGTATCGTAAACCAGCCCGCAACGGCATCGCGTACCCCCTGTGCCAACGAAATACCGCCGCCACACTCTCTCTGCCAAACGCCGCAAACGATCCTCGGCCTGCTGCAACGACAGTGCTCCGTCAGCAACTTCGCAAAGAAGCGCTGCCACCTCGACCTCAGCACAGCGGCTCTCACCACACCCTTCGCAAAGCCATACGATCTTCAGCTTGCACTCGGTCATGCGTTTACATCCCTCACGCGACACTCGTAAAGGTCGAACCATTCGTCTAGGACGGGATCGTAAGCCTGGACAATGCCGGGAAACATCCCGTCACTTCCCGGCGTATTGCTCGTGATCAACACGTAAGCTTGCAGGTCGTTCTGGTCCAGCATCCAGCACCCTGCAGAAGCATTCCAGGTCACGAAAAAGACGTCACCTGGTCGCGTGCAAGGCGCAGAATAGGTACGCACGAGGAGAAGGTTATCGGGTACACGCGGATAAGGAGCGTCGTTGGTGACGCCTTCCGGCACCTGGTTCACAGCAACGTGATAGCCGAACGCTTCCTTGGCCGTGCACTTCCAACTTCGCCCCACAAGCTCCCAGTCGCTTTCCTGGATTGCAAGATGCCGACGGAATGCAGGCTGGGAAGAGATATGTGTTCCCGCAACAGTTTGGTGCATTCGACAGTGCTGGGCGCTTTCCACCGAGGCAAACCGAATCCCTTCGGCCTGATCTTTCGCCCAGTCCGCACGAATCGGGTCGCCTCGACGTGGAAACTCTAAAGGCTTCATGGCCCAGGTCCTAGCGCTGTCGCTGTGAAAATGTCACTGAAGGTCGTCAGCATGTAACGGTTATTGCCAGGCCCGCCGATAAAGGCACGCTGCCATCCCACTGCGGGGTGAAAGTCGTGATTCCACCCCACCCAGACCGGAGGCGTTGAGCTAATCTGAATCGCTCTAACCTTGAAGTGATAAGCAATCGACCACGTTATCCTTGCCTGACCGTTGTCGAGAGTCCAATCCCAATCCGCGTCGTAACTCTCGAAAAGAACAGTCTCGCTTGGGAACCCCATAAACAAATCGCTGTTCACTCTCCCCAATCGCTCGTGCAACGCTTGCGTGTTAGGGAGCACTACGTTTTGCAGCGTTACAGTCCAGTCGATTATCGGAATAAAAAGAACACCCGCCGTGCTCTCCTCTGCTGGCATGAGGGCGTTAGGATTCCCCGAAGAATTCGATTCGTAGCGCACAAGCCGGGCGGGAAATTCGAGAAACTCACCACTGCCACGAGCTTGAACTTTTATCGAAACTCCTGGGGGAAACTGTGGACTTCCACCACCTCCACCACCACCTCCACCAGTGGAAGGTGTCGAATTCTGCTGGCCTTCGCGGGCCTCGAACTGGAACTTGAGCTTGACTTTAGCCCACTCGTAGACGGCAGGCTCGCCCGCGCCCATTCTCCCCGCCGGTTCTACGTCCGCGCTCTTGCAGTAAGCGATGGGGAAAACGGGATCAGGCTGCCCGATCCAAGAGGCAACGAAGCTTAATTGGCTGCCCCAAGGAATCAGGTACTGTCGCGTGATTGTCAGCGTCTTGCCGGCTTCGATGCTCCACGCACCGCTGCCCTCGATTTCCGGCATGTGACAGGCGATTGACTCATCATGTTAGTTGAACCTCGCACCTCCTTCGTTGAGTTGGATCACGCGCAAACCCTGGTTTTTCGCCAGGTCGGCGATCTGCTGTACCCCGGCGGCTGTCCTTTCTGCGGCCTGGGCTTGGCGCTCGGCCAGTGTCTTGATAATTGACTCCTGCTGTCGCCGCGCCAGCTCGCTGATACCGACAAAGCCAAACTCGTGCTTGACCTTGACTTCAGCGGGCTTCTGCTGGCGCAGGTTGCTCAGCATCTCTTTCTCGCGCTGAGCATTGCGGGCATCGAACTCCTCACGTGCGCGACGCAGCTTTTCACGCAACGCTTCGATCTTCTCGTTCGTCTCCTGCACCTCCGCCTCGACAAACTGCGGCCACTCCTTGATCGAGGACTGAAAGCCTTCTGTCAGTGGCGTGAAGTCCACGCCTTTCCAGCCGTGTCCCATAATCCAGTCCAAGATGGCGTTCCACAGCTTCCGCAGATTGGTCCCAAGATTCGTGAACACGGTCAGCACGAAGTCGAGTGCTGTCTTGAGGATGTCGCGCCAGTTGTCGGCAAACCACTGGACCGCGATAACAGCGTTTTTGAAGAACGCTTTCAGCTTCTCCCAGAGGTTGGAAAGCCAGAGCTTGAACAACTCCCAGCCTAGCTCCAAGCGAATCGAGAACGTCTCAAAGAAGAATTGAACGTTGCGAATCCAGTCTTTTATGGCCGTCGCCCACGATTGGCTACTGCCGTCAAGTTCGGCGCCAAGATTGCCGAACAGCCAGGTCAGCGCCTGGTTGACCCAATCGAAGAATGTCTGAACCATGTCGCGCACAAAGTCCACAAACATCTTGACCAGATCTATCGCCGCAAGGACTGTCGGTTTCCATTCCTCCCAGGCTTTTGCAATCCACTCCGCGACGCTGCTGACTCCCTCGCCGAGTCCAAAGACCCGTGCGATCATCTCGCCTAGTTCCAGAGCGATGTTTCCGATTGTCGTTTGCAGTTTTTCCCAGGCCTCAGCTAAGCCTTTGAGGCTTGCTCCCGCGGACTCGTCTTTACCGAGTTGAGCCAGAGCCGCTGTCAGTCCAACGACAGCACCCAGCGCAATACCGAAGGCGCCAGCCAGTCGCAGCGCACCACCTGCGATAGTCCCAAACGCTCCACGCAGAAACGATAATCCGCGCCCTAGCGCGCCAAACGAGCCGGAAAATTTCCCGACCTGAGCTTGTACCCCAGACGTGGCCGCGGAGAAATGCTGATGCATGGCCGCCAACTGCTGGCGGAATTGCTCGATGCCGCGCAGACCGACACTCACATAGAGAGAGCCAACCTCAGCCATTCAGAACCTCTGGCCCATCATGGGCCGCTCCTTCACAGTGCGCAGGGCCGGATTGACGCCACACAGAACGAGTGCTTCCTGGAAAGTCAGGTCCAGCACCTCGTCAAAGGTCCAGCCGGTCACTTCGATAACGTTTCGGAAGAACTCGGCCCAATCGATGGGCCCGTCGTAGGGTCCTCCTTTTTCCCCGGCGGGCTGGGATTGACTTTGTTGAGCGCGGTGATTAACGCCTCCAGATCAACCGTCTCCAGCCACTGGAGCACCTTATCGAGCGTGCTGAATTCCGCTGCGTGGTAGCGGTGTAGGCACATCATCGCCATCGCCGCCAACTGCATGCGTGGGTCGAGCAGGCTGAAAACGTCGATGCTGGCCCACTCCTTTTCCTGCCGCCAAGCCTCAGCCCAAAACGCTTGGTGCTGGTCAGCAGGGATCGATTTGGCCAGCTCGGCGGCCTTCCGCAGCGGATTGGCGAGATGCCGACGCACCTCGTTTTCGACCACCGTGTAGGCCCGCAGCGTGGGCGAGGACAAGCGATAAGTTCGCTCGCCGACAGTAAACGGCTCTTCCTCCCGGCCCAGGGTGAACCCAAGCGACATGGCTCACCTCCCTTACGAAGCAGGCTTGAAGCTGCCGTGTGATTCCAGCGTCAGAGTCGCTGCGACCGCCTGACCGGAATCGTAGTCCCAAGTTCGCTGCACGCTCTGCACGACGTAAGTGCCGGTGTTATTCGGCGTTCCGGCACCGGTGATCGAGACAGTGACCTGGCTGCCAACTTCAGGAAGCTGCGCGCCGCTTTGCAACTTGACTTCGATCGTGAGCTGCGCCGTCTTATTCCCGTCGACAGCTTCTTTGAAGCCGTTGGTGTTAGACGTTGCGAACTTCTCAACGTCTGTCGATTCGTTCAACGTCGCTCGCAGAACGCCAAGATTTGTGCCACCGTAAGTAACGGTGATATCGCGCGGCTTGATGTAGGTAGGCATGGGTGCTACCACACATGGCAGCTAAGTGTCAGCGTGCCGACATAGTTTTCGCTGGTCGGGTCACGCGTGACACGAAGCTCGGAGTTGAAAAGCTCCTGTGCGGTCCTTGCGCCTACGGAGAAGGGAAGCAAATCTCCGATGATCCTTGACTCGATGTCCAGCACCTCCTCTTCAGTGCTGGATTCAATCACGAAAACGAAGTCCCAGAGTTCGATCGTGTCATCGTGGGTACGTACCTGCTTGCGCTTTACGTAGTCCTGCAAAGCTACGCCTGGGAGCGGCCAGCCAGAGATCGGTTGGCCAAAAATCAACTGATCAGCAGGTACCAAGCTCTGAAGCGCTGGCACGTTCTGCCATCGGGACCTGATTCCGGCTGACACAGACATGTCAGAGCTTCAGCGCTTCGTTGAGCAGGAGTTTTACTGCAGCTTCAGCCTCCTTCAATGCACGCGCCAGCCAGGGGCGCGGCGGCATCCTACGTGTCCCTGTCTCGTGGAATTTCATGTATTCCGCTGTCTTCCCACCTCGCAGACCAACCTTTGCGACGTAGGGCGATTCCAGCCACCAAGTGATCGCACTTCGCCCAACACCGGTACGCAAGGCGGGCGGAGAGCCGGGCGGCGATGGGCGATAAACCGTGTAACTACTCCCTACCGGTCCGCCACCACGAGTACTCGTGTCTCGCGTCCGTCGGCGAGTTTCTCGGACCGCAGGCACAGAGCACAGCACGCGGGCGCGCTGGTTGACTAATGCCGCAGCACGCACAACCGCCTGCTGGATGCGCCGCTCCTGGTTTGGAGACAACGGATCCTTCCAGGAAACTGTCACCTCGCCGAGGTTCATTTCGGGATCGCCACCCCAATCGCAATCTTCTCTGGCTCGTACGAGCTATCCTCGACACCAAGCTGCTGGAGTAACTGCGTAATCTGGGCGATCATGTTGAGATAATGCTGCTGGCTTTGCGGCCAGTTCATGCCCGGCGCGATCCGCTGATTGGCCAGCGCATCGGCGTAATGCTCCCGTTCAGCCTTGAGCTTATCAACCCAATTCATCGCGCCCCCAACACGTCCGGAATTGTGCGCAACCGGATCGGCATTGGTTGCGGCGGAAAGTCATCGCTCAACCGTCGTATTTCAGGCTCACGAATCGGAAGAGGAACCGGAATCTCCTCGCCAAAAGGTAAAGAGTCTTTCGGACGAGCAGCGCGAATGGCGCGCGTGGATGCACCCCACATCGAGACCTTCTGCGCCAGTCGGCTCGTACAGCAAACCGTAGACACGAGTTCGTTCGTGTCAGCGCGGAAAATCCCGCCTCCAGAGTCCCCTGAAGACACTGAGAGAATCATGCGAATTTGACCACGCGAATCTTCGCCCGAAGCCACAGTTCCTTCTTCTCGGTTGCCGGGGTTGTCAACGCCGTAGCCAGCGTGCCAAATTGCCGTTCCAACTGGCGGGTTGTCCGCCGCCAACACGGCAAACGGCAGGTCGGGAATCGATTCGTCAGTGATCAGCCAGGCCAGATCGGGGTCTGGCTGGTGCACCACGCAGCGTATGCGGAATGTGCGGCCATCCTTCAGCCGCATCGTTCCTTCCGCACCGACACCGCGGAGACAGTGAGCGGCGGACAGAATGTCCCAACGTCCATCCTTGCGCCGCGGCCCGACAATCGTTGCGGTGCAGAAGGCGTTGCCGAAGGAAACTTTCACCAAAGCGTTTGCCGGATCAGGCTTCGGCTCTGGCTTCGATTCAGGTTTCGATTCTGGTTTCGGCTCTGGCTTTTGCTCTGGCGCGGCGATGATGACCGTGGCGTGAGCTTCGGTCACATCCAGGCCCTGATCGGTTTGCCGAATCGCGAGCAGTTCGACCTCGTATTGACCTGGCGGGGCAACGAACTCTAAAAGGCCGCGCGGAGTCGTGGCGCGCTGCACCTTCTGCGACGGATACACGCGCCACAGCACAGCGTCCTTTTCTCCGACCCCGGCGGCGCGCAAGCGCACCAGCTTGTAAGGCTCGTACTTCGTTTCGCCTAAAATGCGCACGCCCGGCTCCGCGTCAGCCGAAAAGGCTGCACGTGTAGCCGCAATTACGAATGCAACCCCGGCTGTAAAGGCGATGGCCAAAGCGCAATCTGGCCAGCGTTTCATCCGTACCCTCCATCTGGCGGCGGCACAATGGCGCGCAGGATTTCGAGAATGAGATTGTCTATCGGCGAGCCGGTCATACCGACCAACTCGCTCAAAAGCTGACTGTGAATGATGGCTCGAAGCAACTGGCGGATCTGCTCCGGGTTTTGGGGCTGACCACCTAAACGGAGCAGCCCCAAAAGCTTGTCCAGAATCGGCATGTTTTACTCCTCATCAGCTCACGCGGTTGCGAGTCCACACGCGCGGCTGCTTCACGAACGGAATCCCACACTCGCTGACCCGGAACCGAACCCAAATATCATGGGTTAGTCGCTGGGCCGGGCTGCTGTCCTCCTCGACCTCGATTGGCCAGAGCTGGTAGTAACCGAAGGCTTGGGCCAGGTCGCCAAAGAACCACACGCCGCGCGCCTGGGCATCCGAGAACCCGTTCGACGTAGCGCGGAAGTACAGGTGCGGACTGACCAGGATTCGGATTGTTCCACCACCGCCCTCGCCAGCGCGGAACGGAGTGGGCGCCACAACCGTGCGATCGTTCACCGCACTCCACGTTTCGATGGCGTTCAAGATGCGATACGCCTGCGCGTAGAGCATCTGCGGAACAACGAGATACTGCTGATTGACGACAGGCGGATCGCCGGTCGAAGGCACCACGTTTAGCTGGATCAACGCAAGCGCATTGTCGATCGAGGTCCAATCGACAAGCTGATTGACCTGATCGTTGGTCCAACGACCGGAGGTCAGGAAAAGGTTGCTAACTACGTCACTGGGGTCGCCCGCGAGCTGCTCGATCACGCAGTTCTGCACGAAACCGGCCACGAAGTCCACGCACAGGTTCTCCTTCGCCCGTGCAATGGCCGCACCGGCATCGCGGGCAGACTGGAGCAACGTGCCCGTGTCGTCAGAAAGCACCAGCTCGCGAGTCAGGGGAATCTGGAACCCTTTCTTTCGCGCGGGCAGCGTTTTCACGCGCTCGCCCTGAATGCCAAAGATCGGGTATTCCTCGCCTTCACCGATATCCGTGAAAGATCGGCCCGGCCCTTGCGGAACGGTCGGCATCACGAACTCAGTGCGACTCAGACGCCCTTCCACGACGGGCAAAACGGGCGAGATGACCGGCTCTGCGAAGCGCGCCCCTTCCATGACGGCTGCGCTCACGATCCGGTTCGTGATCGTGCGGAAGGCGGAAGTCGTAATGACGCCGGTCGATTCGGCAAGGGCCATGCGCTGACGGTCCGATTCCAGGATGCGCAGCCCGGCTTCGCCGATCGGCTCGCCAGTTTGAGTTTCGTAAATTAGGTTCGCTGCCATGTCGCGCAGCGAGAATTCGCTGGGTTTGACTTCGCCCTTTTGCAGAGCCTTACCCAGCTCGGTAGCGGTACCGGCTGGATCGTGTAACCATTCGCGGAGAAGACCTTGGCTTCGAATCATGGTTTACACCTCACACACGGTTGACTTTCGAGAAGAGTTGAACAACGCACCGTCCACCACCCGGCAGAGACACGATGCGCCCGATAGCATGGTCCGTCGTAGTCGTGGAGACTACCGTGGTCGTGGACAGTGACGAGCCAGTGTCATGAAAAGTAACTAGATCGAACAGGTTGGCGGCGCCCTGGAGGTTGAACACAAACTGGCCGTTCGTGGCCACCTCGACCGGCCCAGGGTCGTCAGCAGGAGAATCGACCAGGCAGACGCCGACAAAGCGCGGGGCAGCATTGGTCCTACGTGCGCTGGCGTCAGCACCTGCCGCAGTGCTGGCTAGTTGCACCGAGCCACTCGCGGTATCGAAAATGATTAGTTCGCCAGCTGCAAAGCTAGCACCGCTGGACTTGGGGAAGCTCAGAGTTTGGAAGTCCCCTCGAACACCTCGTTGAACGCTCATGGATCACCTCCTCAGATTCGCCAGCGGGCCACTTTCTCGATGAACGATTCGTTTTTCACCTGCCGCCAGCCGGACGTGGACGTAGGCGACGGAGCGGTGAGCTTTTTGACTTCCTCGATGAGCTGCGCCCGCTTGCCACGATCTTTCTCCCGGCGGATCATCTCGCGCAGGCGAGGCGGAATTTGGTGCGGGTCGATCTTGGCTTCGGCCATCTGCGTGTCCGCCTCCTCCGCCGTCATATACTGCTCAAGCTGGGCAGACAGCTCATCGAGCTTCGCCTTGAGTTCGGAGGTAGAAGAGGCAATTTCGTTCTGGATTTCCTTCCGAAGTGCGTCCAAGAGATCAGGCCGTTTGGCCTTCAGGTCGTCTAGGGTAAGTTGCTGGTAGAGCAACTCCAGCGGGTCACCCGAAGGCGCACTGGTGTCGGTTGTCGGTTCTGGGTCTTGCTCACGTACACGGGTCTTCAGCATCGCTTTGCCCTCGAAAAGAGACTTGACGGTGGCAGGTTCAGCCACCAGGTCCACCGAGAAAACAGCGGTGATTTGTTCCACTAGCACTTCGCCGTTTTGGCTGCGCACGACCCCTTCCGCGTCGTGCGAGAGTCCGAGAGATTGGGGGCGGTTCTCGGCGTACCAGAAGACGGTCTTGGCGTCTGGATGCTCAGGGCAGATGCGGAGGTCGCCGCGGAGCTGGCCGTTTGCGAAGCGGACATTTTCTAGCCAGCCGATCTTGTCGCGTAGCGACCGACCGCGGGCCTCGGAGTGGTCAACGTAGACAGAGATGCCTTCGTAGAGTTTGACCGCCGAAGCTAGGGCGTCGGCGGTGTAGGTGCGACCGTTGGCGGATTTCGGCGCCAAGATCAGGACGTCGCGGATGAGGCCTGCGTCGCGTTGCACGCGGGCTTCAGGGCCGACAGAGAGGAAATGCTCGCAGAGTTGCCGCTTAAACGCCATCGCGGGACCACCCCCGATCTCGCTAGGCGCAGTCCCGCGCGACAAGTCCTTTTTAGGAAGTTTATTGCGTACGATCGAGAGAGTCAAGCCCTAGGAATTCGCCGCAAGAGTTGCGGAAGCTCCACGACCCGAAACTCGTTGTCGGGGGAGACGACATGTAACCGCCACGTGGGCGGAGCCAAGAGAGTGGGATCGATAGGCTCGAAGATCACATCGGGCACGATGGGAGCGTTTACGACCACCGGATAGGCACGCCAATGCGCGTAGGCTCCGAGGCTAGTGGAGAAAAGCTCGACAGCCCACTGAAGATTGAGAACCTGATTTTCCTGCTGCGAGACCCCGATATTCGTGACGAGTCGCTGCTGGCCAAGTTTTAGGGCAACCTCCTCCGGGAAACGACCGCGCAAGAGCCAAATCGAGTCTGCCAGCGAAAGCCAGAGGCGATGAACGTAAAAAACGACCCAGAAGTCTCGTGAGAAGCAGCAACCTCGCGGCGCAGGAATTTCCGCAGACCAAGGCGGAATCTCCAGCGGAATACGCGGAGCGAGAAGATCGAGAATTTCTCCGGGAACGCGCATGTCACTTGCCCTGCAAGTCGTGAACGGACTGGATAAAAGTCCGTAGAAGGTCAGGATCGAACCGTGTGAGAACCAATGGATGTTCGGTCACGACAGACGCCATGTTGCTCGGAAACTCAATGCCTCTATGATAGCCATAATTTGCATGCGTATACCAGTGAGCCATTGGTCGGTTTTGAGGAAGTTCTATGCTAATCGGGATCCACCCAGCTTCCGGATTAGTCTGCACGACTTTGACTTCATCTTTCGGGTAGAGCCGTTCGTAGTAAGTTCGGAAGTGGTGGCCGGTTTTGGAGTCGACTAGGTGCATGAGTTCATGCAAAAAGGTGGAATCATTTGCCTGATGTGCTTGGACAAAGATGGTATCATTGCGCGGATTGAAGTGCGAGTACGATGCCTCGCGGGGAATTCGCCCTGGTTTCGATGGGTCAAAGATTACGATGCGGACGTTCTCCACGGGCAAGTCCGGGAAAATCTGACTGATCGTGCGAACAGCTTCACGTGCTATTCGTTCGGAAACTGCATTATTGGCGTCGGCAGTGTCGAAAACGATTTGGGGTATCCAGCGATTGGGAGGCGGTGGTTTGGGTTGCTTGAGCATTTCCCAGATAGCGGCGGACAAGGTTTGCGGGGCTACAGAAGAACCTGGAAGGGAGCGCAGTTCGAGATAGCGGCGGGTCATTTCCTGGATGGCGCGAAGCTTGTCCCCTGCGCTACCGTTACGCGCCCAAGAGCCAAGTTCGAGAAGGTGACGAACCACTTCGCCCGGAGAAAGGCGAGATTGCGAGGTGGGTAGATCGAGTCGAGCGCCCACACGTTTGGCAAGTTCCTCTTGAGCTAGATCGGCTCCGAGATTGAGGAAATGGTTACGACGGTTTACAAGGGCGCGGAAGTCAAGCTTGCGAAGTTCATCGATTGGAGCCAATCGACCTTCCACAGTGAACGCCATGAGAGGCGAGATTGACTTTTCGGAGCCGAGCTTTTCGACCAGCGTATCGTAGCGCGAAGCTCCGATGAACCGCCGCTTCTGTTGCGGTGTGAACGTGTCCCAGAGTTCATCGAGCGTTTTGGTGTCTGGAACCAAGTCGCGTGTTGCAGCTTCGTAAGCTCGGTCGAAAGCGGACTTGGACGTTTCGTCAGGCGAAAGGTCCGGCTCATCGAGAACGGGAACGTAGGTGCAGCGGCAGTTGGGTGCATCGGGCAGTTCAGGTGCTCGAACGCCAGCGCGAGATCGAAAGGTACCGTCGGGTCGTTTGTAGTAAATGGTTCCGTGCCGGGCGGCATGTTCCGGTCGTGTGCGGTCATCGAGGACAGCCTGGATCTGCAAGCCGATCACCATAGGACCAAGGGCTTGAAGTGTAGAATCGAGGTGCGCCATTTCGAGAGCGCGACGGGTTTCAGTGCGAGCGATGCGGCGGGCTTGCCAGGACATGGAACCGACAGCACCGCGAATTCGCCGCGTCAGCTCCTCTACCTTTTCACCGGAGGTAAGACCGTCCACGAGTTGCGCTTGGATCGTTTGCTTTTGGGTCGATGTCCAGAGGTTACTTGAGAGGCGGTCGCGCAATGAGGCTGTCACGCGACTGTCACGACGGGCCGAGAAAGCGCGGCGCAATTCCTGACGTGACAGTTCGGGGAGGATTTCGAGGGTGGCCTGAACCTTAGCGTCTTGGGGCTTGGCTTCCTGAAGCGGCTGCTGTTCCTCTTCAGGAGGAAGCTGGGAGCGCACCACGTTGAGAACGTCCAGCACGATCGAGTCAGGGATCGAGTCTACGAGGGCCTGGCGTAAGGTATCAAGTCCGCGCTCAAAGGCCAGGTCGATGATCTCCTGCGTTTTGCGCTGGAGTGCTTCCCACGCAGCATCGAAAATGCGGCTACGCTCGGCGGGATTAGATCGAGTAAGCCGCTTCACTAGACGCGTAAAGACGCGCCCCGCCAGTTCGGCGATCTGGCGGTCAAGCTCGTCAAGGATAGCGTCAAGTTCAACCTGCCTGCGATGGGTTGTCGCCAGCCACCGGCGCGTCCAGGTGCGGTACGGGTTTGTAGCCACTTTGCGTCCTCAGCGGGTGCAGTGGATTGGTGGACGGATCATCGAGTTCTTCTCGCAGAATCACCCAGCCTGGCGGCGCTTCGATCCCCAAAGCGACGTAAGGCATGTGCCCGTGCTTTAGGTCGATGCGACAGATTTTGAACGTGATCTTTTGCATGTCAGGCGAGTAAACAACAACTCGCTTGCCATGCGTGCGGGTCAGGATTAGCACTAGAATCCTCCCATCGGTTGAGGTGCCGCAGCGGCAGGAAGTCCGCCTTCTGCCTCAATGCGGTTCTTTTCGAGTTTCCAGTCGTAGCCGTGACGAGCAGCGACAGTTTCACGAGAGACGACGCCCATTGAGAGAAGAATCTGATCCGCTTGCGCTTCCATGAGCCGGTTGCGGCTTTGCACGAGCGGGGCCTCAGCTTCGATTTCGATGACGTCGGTGAGTCCTCGCGGGATTTTGCCGGTGCGTTCGGCGATGCGGAGGACACGGCGAAAGATTTCGCGGTCGTACCAGATCGTGAGCGCTTGAAGGCGCTCAAAAGCTTTCACCGCTGGCCCTTCAGCGACTAGAGTCGAGGAGTAGTTAGCGTTCGACGCGTCGCCGGACAGCATGTACTCCGGGATAGCGAGCCGCGCGGCGATTGCGCGGAGTTCGGCCTGAATGGCGGCTGTGAAATTGGCCACGTCGATGCGGTTGGTTGGCGCTTCCCAAGTCATGCCTTGGGGAAGAGCGATGATTGCACCTGGCTTCAGTTCGAGGTAGCTCTTCTGGGACTGGATCACGTCTTGCTGTTCGAGGGAAATGCGCTGCACCCCTGGTGTACCGGCTGGTGCGGAGATGACAGCGGCGACGGAGGCCTGGATAGCCGCAACGGTTGCTTGGGCACGGGCAATTTTCCAGACGCGGCGGAGGGATTCGCGGCAAGGCCAGAGTACGGGGATACCGCGCGGGAGTGCACGGTCAGGCTGACACTTGCGATGCTGAATTTCCGAGGCTGGGATGAGGTCGCGGTCGAGGCTTTCGAGGGACGGGGCGAGCCAGTAGCCTTCGACGGTTTCGGAATCGTTGGCTGAAACGCGGATTCCGTAAGCGTCCTGGGCGGAGTTGCTGACGGGAGGACGGATAAGTTCCGGGTCTACGAAGCGGATGTAGAGAGTATCGCCTGCGTCAAAGAAGCGCAGGAACGCTTCGCCGTCACGGTCGAGGCGGTATTGGGTTTCCCATTGACGTTCAGCCCAACGGTCGCGGTCCATCCAGCGCAGAAGGTAGTCGTAGGCGCGGGCAATTTCGGCTTCATCCACGATGACATCGGGTCGTGGCACGATCCGGTAGGTATGGCCGGTGCCGATAACGTAGTTGGCGCGCACTTCGAGCGCGGCAGCGGCGAAGGGGTGATTGCTGGCGTACCAGCGCATCTGGTCGCGCATGGCTTCGTATTCGGCGAAGCTGCGGTAGGGGAAGCCGTCGGAGTAAGAGGCTCGCGTGTCGTAGGTGAGCCACGGTGGGTCGTAGTCCCCGTGCAAAGCTGCACGAAGGGTTGATTCCAGGAAGCGTTGCGTAGCGCTGGCAAGGTCGCCCTCTTGGGAGGGACTACCGCCGCTTCGTGCAAAGCGAGATGTGGTGAAGCGTGTCCAGGCTCGACGGATCAATTCCAGGGGACGCATTCGTAAACTCCTGAGAAGAGTTGGAAAGCTTGCTCAAGGGCATCAGGGCCGTCATCGTGCTCATCCATTGGCCAGTTGCGGAGCTGCTGGTAGAGAAGGCGTCCGCCTGGCGTATCTGCAATCCGGAGTTGACGGCGCGTGATTACTGGGGTCAAGCGACGGATGCGCAGTTCTTTGGGCAGGTTGCTGGGTACGGCGTAGAGGTGGCAGCTTTGCCGTGGCATGAGGCGCTCGAATTGCTCGGCGAGCAGGACTTGGAATGCGACGGCTTCAAAGCCAATGGCGTGTGGTTTCCAACGGTCGGCGAGGACGCGGATATCCTGGAGGAGCTGGTGGGTTGAGCGCCGTGCAATATCGGCTTCGACCCAGTAGAGGCCGTCGACTTGGGTGAGCGCAACTATCGCAGAATAGTCCCCTTTGTCGGGATGCCGCCCCAGGGCCGGGTCGATTGCGATGACGCGGTGGTTCGAGCGCGAGATAGGTATCTGGTCCTGCGGGACCAGGACCCAATCGCCCCAGAATTCTGCGCCCCATTCGACGCCTTCCGGGTCGACCCATTCGCCTTCAAGTTCCTGCTGCGCCCAGACGCCGGAGTAGTTCGCGTAGAGCGCTTCTTTCGCTTCTTCGGCAACGAATGGGTTTTGTCGCGTGCTGGCGCGGATGACTTCGCGGTCTGGGTGAACGGAGGCGGGGCCGAGTAGGTCATAGGTCCAATGGCTTGTGCCTTTGGGTGTAGTCGTAAACGCGAACCAGGGTTTGGTGCCGATTCGGACTGCGGGTTCGATGACCTTCCAAGCTTCGAGGTCGACTTCGGCGGCCTCATCAATCCAGACGCCGGAGAGGTTTAGTCCGCGGAGGAGTGCGGGTCGGTCGGAGGAGCGGAAGTAGAGGGTGGATTGGCCACAGGAGATCGTCATGCGACGGAGGTTGGGGTAGGCGTCGATTTGTAGTCGATAGGCGAGTTGGAGGCATGCCTCCCAGCAGACGTCTTCGAGCATGCGATAGGTGGGGGCGATGACGCCGTAGTCGCCAGGTTCTGTTCCGGCGCGGTGGAGGAGACGAATAGCTCCGGCCCAAGTTTTGCCGGAGCCACGTCCGGCGATAAGGGCAACGTAACGGGCCGTGCTACGGATGAACCTGGCCTGGTATGAGGTCAGGAATAGCTTGCAGATGTGGTCTGGGATTAGAGCGGGCACGCGTGCTGGTAGCGTCGGTCGGCCATAGTCGCACGTCCTTCGCGCGTAGTCCTTTGCTGGGATTATACTTTGGAATCGTGGTCTTTTCGAGGCTTCTTTGTGCCACAAAACGGGGCAACTTGCCCCGTTTTTGATTCAGTAAGCTGGCAAATCTGTCTCCCTCGGAGTGTCGGTTTTCCTGACAGTTTGTGAAGGTTCGGTGGATTGGTATCTGGGGGAGTGTCGGCGAAATTCGTCTGCGTCGGCGAAATTGGGTGTTTCGTAACTCATTGTTTTTCAGGGGTTAGGCGCTATTTGTGATTGGGTTTTGGGAATTTCGCCGACAGGAACGGCCTTAAATAGTTTTGGGTCTGGGGTGGATGGGTTGGGTATAGGGTTGGTGGTGTGGCTAATGTTTGCACGGTAGTCAGAATGGTACAGAAAGCCTTATTGGCTGCTTGATCTAGCGGTCTATTGATCTTTTGTACAGTTCAGCGGCAGGGAAAGCGTGATTTGTGTCGGCGATGGGGGTTGACAGCAGCTGACGCTTTTGTTGTCATTTATTTCAGATATGAAGCTCGCCGACTGGGCCCGCAAGCAGGGGATTAGCTACATCACCGCATGGCGGTGGTTTAAGGCAGGTAAGCTTCCCGTTCCTGCCCGGCAGCTCCCCACCGGCACCATCCTCGTGGAGGAGCCTGTCCCAGAGGGCCGCACGGTGCTTTACGCGCGGGTCTCCTCCGTCGACCAGAAGGACGACCTACAGCGGCAGGTGCAGCGCCTTGAGGCGTTTGCCCGGGAGCAGGGCTGGACGGACTTTGACGTGGTTGCTGAGATCGGCTCCGGTCTTAACGGGAGGCGAAAGAAGCTGCTGCGCCTGCTGCACGACCCCAGGGTAAGCCGGATCGTGGTAGAGCACCGCGATCGGTTGGCCCGGTTCGGGTTCGAGATGGTCGAGGCGGCCCTGGCTTCGGCGGGCAAGCGCGTGGTCGTCGTGGAGGATGGTGAGGTCACGGACGACCTGGTGCGGGACCTCCTGGAGCTCCTCACCTCTGCCTGCGGGCGGTTGTACGGACGGCGGTCGGCCCGGAACCGTGCCAGGAGGGCGCTGGAGGCAATGGGATGCGAGTAACACAGGCATTCCGCTTCGAACTTGACCCTAATCGTGCTGCGCGCATAGCCCTGGCGAAGCACGTGGGGGCTGCCCGCTTCGCCTACAACTGGGGGTTGACAACAGCTGTTGTTTTTATTATCATCTATTTTGCTATGAAGCTCTCCGACTGGGCTCGAAAGCAAGGAGTAAGCTATATCACCGCCTGGCGGTGGTTCAAGGCGGGAAAGCTTCCAGTTCCCGCCCGCCAGCTTCCAACTTTACGGGTTGGCCACCCAGAACGGCCCTACCGGGAGTTCCCCGGGAAGTAACGCCTGTGGAGATCCCTCTGGCGGCGGAACAGCCCTTGGGCTGGTCTACGAGCCATGGGTCGAGGAAGCAGGAAGTGGCCGGTCATCTGGGTCACGCTGCAGAGTGCTGAAACAGATGACTATGCGCCACGGAACGGCTTTCCCGATGCCTGCAGGCGCTGGAGCAAGGCTTGCCTCTTCCTTCTGCGGCCCAGCTGCACGAGGAGTGGAACCGCTGGAAGCGGCAGAATGCCCCCTGGTGGGTGGAGGTGTCCAAGTGCGCGCCGCAGGAGGCGCTCAGGGACCTGGAGCGCGCCTTCCGCAACTGGCGGGCGGGGCGGGCACGAAGACCGCGCTTCAAGCGGAAGAAATTCTTCGATGACAACGGGGCTAGGTTTACCGGTTCCATCCGGGTGTTCCCCCGCCATGTGCAGCTGCCCCGCATCGGCAAAGTACGCACCAGGGAGCGGACGGAGAAGCTCCTGGTTCTGCTGGCGGCAGGCAAAGCCCGCATACTCTCGGCCACCGTCGCCCGCGAGGCCGACCGCTGGTATGTGAGCCTGACGTGCGAGGTGGAGCGGCCAGACCCCCAGCCTCGGCAGGGTGAGCCGGTGGGTGTGGACCTTGGCCTTGCATCGTTCCTGGTGTTGTCCGACGGGACGCAGGTTGACGCGCCCAAGCCGCTGGCGAAGACGCTGCGGCTTCTGCGCCGACGTTCCCGACAGCTTTCGCGCAAGCAGAAGGGGTCGAAAAATTACATCAAGGCGTCCCTACGGTTGGCACGATTACATCGCCGCATTCGTAACATCCGCCGAGACTTCTTGCACAAGGCTACCACATGGCTGGCGAAAACCAAGCCGGTCATCGTGGTTGAAGACCTTAATGTGCGGGGTCTTGGGCGGGGAAGACTCGCTCGCTCCGTGGGCGACGCGGGTTGGGGTACTTTCCGGCGTATGCTGGAGTACAAGGCCCGGTGGTACGGCTCACAGCTCATCGTGGTGCCGTGGAATTACCCGTCCACCCGGCGGTGTTCGTGCTGTGGCACGGTGGGATCAAGGCTTTCCCTCTCGTGCCGGGTTTTTCGCTGTGCTGCGTGTGGGCTTACACTGGACCGGGACCTGAATGCGGCGCTGAACCTGCGCACATACGGGCTGGCCGTCCTGAGCGGCCCTACCGGGAGTTCCCCGGGAAGTAACGCCTGTGGAGACCCCTCTGGCGGCGGAACGGCCCTGGGCCGGTCTACGAGCCATGGGTCGAAGAAGCAGGAAGTGGCCGGTCATCTGGATCTCCTTCTGAAGTGAAACAGATGACTATGCGCCATGGAACGGTGTGGGTTAGGTTAATTCGCGGAGTGCGATAGAATAGAATCAAAGGATGTCCGGGCAGGATCGCCCTGGGGGAAGCGATCATGCCACGACACCGTAAGCAGGTCGATTCTTTGCTCATCAGCTACTTGGCTGCTGGAAAGACATTTCTCGAAGCTGCGGAATTGGCGGGTTGCAGCAAGGCAACAGTGCAGCGTCGCTGGGCAGACCCAGAGTTTCGTAAAGCGGTAGAGCAAGAGAAACAGAAAGTTCTCCGGGCGATCCGTACGGACCTATGCAAGGCCGCCATGCTCGCGATCCAAACGTTGGAAACGCTTCTAGCTTCGGAGAACGAGTCGATTCGCCAGAAGGCGGCGGACGCAATTTTGACGCACGCTTTAGGCCGAGGACGTCCTGACGAGACGGAAGGGCCTAAGCCGGAGAAGGTTGTCAAAATCCTCTACGAGATCGTAGACAACACAGGAACGTTCGCGCCAGAGAATGCGAGCAAGCCGCCGGAGAATCGATAACTACTCGCTCATGTGTTCGCGGAGGATTTTCAAGCCGATGCGATAGGCCAATCTGACTTTTGTTCGACTAAATTCCTCGCTTAGGTGGCGGGCGATCTGATCGATCGACAATTCTGGTCCTCCGTCTATCCCCAATCTAAGGATCAGAACGACACGTTGCAAAAAGGTCATTTGGATTGAAGCCTCTTTCCAGACATCGTGAATGGAAGGGCTGGAATTGGGGCTTGGGGAGTACAAGGATTGCCTTTTCACTTCCCGTATGATGCGTCCTTTATACTGTCGCAATTTTCGTCTGATGACCAACGCTGCGTAGGCAGCAAATCTCGGTTTGCGCTTTGGGTCCCAGGTCTGAGCGGCACGGAGGAGGCTAAGGCAGCCAACCTGGTAGAGGTCGTCATCATCGTTGTGCTTACCGTATTGCGCCTGGCAACGATGGACTTCGCTCCAGACGAGCGCGGAGTATTGAGCGAGGATGTTCTGCTCGATCTGGCGCAGACGTTGATATTCCATGATCAAGTTGGGATCGATTGGGGCTGGCTTATCCATTTCAGTGGTCCGGTCTCAAGCTTTTTAAGAGGGCTAGTAGATGGGCTTGAAGAGAAAGATCTACATGCCTCCAGGCCTCTAGGAGCAAAAGTCTTGCGTCGGTTTTTGCGTCGCCCAGTGCAAAACTTACAGACTTCCGATCTTGAGCCGATTCAGATGCCGATTCGTGAGGAAAAGCAGTAGTGTAATTGACAGTATTTGGGGAGTAGGCTATAATAGCGATGTCACGCCTACCCTCCTTTAGGGCTGTGGTACCGACGGCCTAGGCAGTCCGTAACCTAGGCCGTCATTTTTTGGTGGACTTTCATGTGCACCAGCTCGTGGTATTGTTTGAGCACCGCGTCGAAGTCGCTCAGGTTGATGTCATTTTTCATGGCGCATCCCCAGCGTAGATGATGCAGTCCAGGGCTGTTTCAAAACAGCCCTGGGCTGCATCGGGTAGTCTAGGCGTTGCAAGTTTACTCGGCTTTCGTTTTCGCTGGCACTTCGCTATCCGGACTACGATCCAGGAATTCGCCATGCCGAGGCACCCTCCCACGCTTCGCCTTCGTTGGACAGTGCGAATCCGCAGTTCGGGAACAGCACGTCAGAGTAAACTTGGAGTAGGTATTTGCCGTCATCAGTCCACACGTAGCAAGTTTTTACAGGACCGTGCTCTTGAATTTTGGGCTGTTGCGTTTCGTCTTTTTCGATGACTTCGTCTTTTTCGATGACAAAGAAATTTTTGAGGACGCAGATTACTTGGCGCTCACTGAGCGCCTGCTTTTTGGCTCTGCGTTTTTGCGGCGTCCAGCCATGCCTTGCCAAAATGCTGGTGACTGTTGCTGGCGTGACAGCCAGCAATTTCGCCATTGCGACACGTGTAAGCGGTTCCATAGTGTAATCCTCACAAAGAATTTCGGATTCGACTTGCAGCAGGTAAAGACCGTCCTCATCGTAAGTCCTCCGTTGTTAGGGTTGTGGATACCAATCGCCCGAAGGCGTCACTGATTATCTCACGCCGACGCCGACGCCGACGCCGCGTCGAAAAAGGCGATCACGTCCCGTCAGCTATTGCAGGAATCCTGCGCCTCAGCCTCTTGGGGTTTAGCCACTTCCAGCTCCCGGGCACGGGCTAGCGCCTCCTTGGCCGCCGTGTATTCGGCGACGGCGGCGATGAGGAGTTTTTTCGTCTGCTCCCCGACTTCGTAGGGGAGTGGCTTCCCCAGATCCCGAACGGCGTGCTTGGTCGCTCCAAGCCACGCTTCGATGGAGTCGGCGGATTCGTCGCCGTCGACAAGGAGGAGTTCTCGGAGCGGGAGAACGTACTCCCGCAGAACTTCCTTTTTGTCCTGGTACGGCTCGAAGCGTACCCCCAGGGCACCACCCACCAGGTCCCACTGGAGGAACCCGTACCTCCGGCACGCCCGGCCAATCGCCTCCGTCCAGGCCTGGCCGTCCGACGCATGGCGACGGCCCTTGCCGAGGTGACGGAAAAACCGGAGCCGTTTTGTCCCGGCTCCGGGGTCACGGTTGCCCCCGCCGTACAACCCCTTCTCCTCCAACCAAAGGAGGGCGGAGGCGACGGCGTGCATTTCTTGCCAGTCCTCCGTCCCCTTGGCGGCGGCGTTCCAGGACGCATCCCAGGCGGCCTCGGTGCGGACGGCCCGCCGCGCGTCTGCCGTCAGGCGGCGGATGTCCTCTTCGTAGGAAGTGATGCCTTTGATAATCTGCCGCAGCTCCTCCCAGTAGTAAAAACAGTCATGTCTCATGGCTTCCCTCCTATGTTGGGGTATTGTGGATACCGATCGCCTCACGGCATCATTGCATTGGAGTTAGCGGGGGTGTGGGCATCCGTGCCCACGTGGTGATTGCTAATCTTTCAGCAGGTGCTCAAATCGCCCCCGCACATCGGCGGGCACCTGGTCATCTGGCACCACAGTCCACTCGTCAGCGATACCGAATCCGCCCTCGTAAGTAAGTCCGTCGTCGTCCACGAGGGCGAATCCCCAGCGGCGAAAGAGATTCTCGTCTTCGACCTGCAGTAGGTAAAGACCGTCCTTAGTGCGCACGTACTTCACGTTCATCGTAAGACCTCCTTTAGGGTTGTGGGTACTAATCGCCCGTCGGTATCGTTATCTCGCTAGCCGCGAACTGGTTCTCGAGTAGTACGCGTTCGACCCACACCGCTATAATAACACGCCTACGCAAGGCGTCAAGCGAAAAATCAAAAAAAATTCGCCGACTCGACGTAAACCCCTAGAAAACTAGCGACTTACGGCGAAAAAATTTTTTGAAAAAATTTCTCGGCAGCTCTCCGCGGCGTCGAAAACTACGAAAACCGTGCACGCGCGTACATCGTTTTCGTAATGTACGCGATTACACCTTCCGGTACTCCGTGACGATCTCGAACGTGCCATCGCTTAGAGCAATTCGCTGGTAGTCTCCGAACAGGTGGGGTGACTCTTGCTGCAACACGTCGAGAAGCCGATTGGCCAGCTTGCGGATTTCCGGCTCGGCGTAGCGGCTCCCCCGCTGCTCCAGGAAGTGGCGCAGGGCGCGCGCGTTGGCCGTCACAAAAATCTTGGTTTCGGTGGCGTTGGGCAGCACGCTCCTGGCCGCCTGGCGGGCCAGCTTGCGCCGCAGGGTTTTGTCCTCCATTTCTGGCAGTTTGCGCTGGAGCAGCTCGACAAGCTGGACGTAGGCCTCATGGGCCGAACGGATCGCCCGGTGCCATATGGCGTAAAGTTCCTGATCCTGGCCGATGATGTCGGGTACCACAAACTCCGCATCACTTTCATCGACGTAGCGCTGAGAGAGCTGGGAAAAGCCAAAGCCTGCTCTGTGGCGCACCAGTTCGTGGGTAAGACTGCGGCTGACGCCGGTGATGAGGAGGTTCCAGACGGCGTGTTCCAGGACAGAGCCGTGGCCGGATTCCTTGATGTGGTGGAGATAGGCCTTGTTGCCGCCGGGGCGCGGGCGGGCAAAGCTCATGTAGCAAACTCGGCCTGCCGTTTCGCAGAGCACCTCGGCGGGGATGTCACTATCACTGGACCAGGTGACGCCATGATCGGCCAGGAAGCGGCGCAACTCATCGGCGTTGAGTACCTGGCGGCCTAGGACGTAAATAGTAGGGGAGTAGATAATGCGCATATAACCTCCAAACTCGATCAGTGTTCGCAGGTTCTCGTGTTTCCTATCTCGATCCACTTCGTCAGGTGCTCGGCTATAGCATCTCGATCTGCCGTCGCAGGTGCTCACGTGCTCCATCTCGATCGCCGCGATCAGGTGCTCGATTGCCCCATCTCGATCGCGCCCCTCAGTTGCTCGACCATGACATCTCGATCGTCCGACGCAGGTGCTCATTCGCCCCATCTCGATCTTGCTGGACAGGTGCTCTGCCCCCACATCTCGATCCAACTTCACAGGTGCTCGGCATACTCGGCTCAGCGCTGGTCATTCATCCCAAGAGTTCGGGATTGTAATCGCAGCTTTTTTCTCCTGGACCTTTTCCCATTCGTTCTGGATAGCGTTGACCACTTTCGTTGCCGCAGTGACACGCTCATCCAGAGCGTACAGTTCGCGCAACGGGCGGCCATCGCAAGGCCAACCTTGCGGGTCTAAGCGCACTGTGTGTTTCTCAGGCTCGTAGACCAGGATGTACGGGGAAGGTGGTTCCTGACTATAGTAGTCGCGGTACATCACTTCATGCAGATGCGACAGGAAAACCTGTACCGCCTTGCGACGCGCGCGCGCATGGATGTGCGCTGGCGGCAGTTTGCCCTCCTGCCAGCAACGCAAGTAAGTGCCGTCCGCGGACAGCTTCCGCCATCGACCGGAAGCCTTGGCCTCCTCCATTTCCCGTTGCGCTGTCTCACGGTAATAGCCCATCTCGTTGAGGCGCTGGTATCGCTCTTTCGCCTCTCGATAGATGCGCCCGTAGTAGGACTTGGGATTGTTACATGTGTGCACGAAGCTTTCCCCCAACTTGAAGGCGCAGAGGCTCTTCAGGAAGGCGTTGTACGGGCGACGCTGGCCTTTCTGCCACTTCACGGTCGGGTCAAGCCCAGCAAACCGCCAGAGTTTTCCAGCAGTTTTTGCAACCCGAATATCCACCTCGGCAATAAGCCCAGCCGTGATGACAGGCCCAACGCCTACTTGGGCCATGCACCAGCGAGAAACCGCATACTCCTGGGCGAAAACCTGAAGTGACGCACGAATAAGATTCTCGAAGTGTTCAAAGATGGCGGCGAAAGACGCCAGAAAACGAGGCGATTCGCCATGCGCTTCGCAGGCTCGCGCTTCATGGTCGAGCGTGATCCGCTGATCTTGGACCTGATAATAAAGGTCCGCGATAAAGCGGCACTCTCGACGGCCCATAACCTTGCAGCTTTCGCGTAGATCGGATTTCAGAATCCGAAACAGGTCCTGGACTCCAAGCGCTTCGACGGCTTGGGTGGGGGTGTAAACCCGCGGCTTACGCTTTCGTGCAAGACCCACAACTTCCTCCTTTCTGAAAAGGGAATAGAAACACTCACACTTACACCTGCACTTGCATCGGCATCAGCAAGTGATCCCACGAGGTTTCACGCTGGAACTTCGGGCCAAACCACGCCATTGCTTCCGGCGTTGAGAAGCGAGCGACAATGGCCTGATATCCCAGCTTTTGTGCCACGGTCAGGAATTCGAGCAGGTAGGCAATGTCGAAGGCAATGCACAGGGTTTCCTGAAAGTCGTCAGGCAATTCCAGCTCGACGCTTCCGCTCCCCTGGCCGCGGGTGCTGAGGACAACGGAGTTGCGTCGGAAATCACAGAGAACTTTGCGGACTTCCTTGTCCGCGACCGCTCGAATCTGGCGAAGCGCCGAAATCCAAGGTTCCGTCAGGATCGTGACGGTTTTGGAGTTTTTCTTCTCGACTTGCGCAAGTAGAGGTCGATGGTTTGGAAAGCGTCCGTTAACTAGGGCGGAATATACAGCGTATGGGCCGATCACGAAATGTGCGGCTTCTTTGCCCAAGCGAATCTGGAGCTGGGTTTCACGATCAACGTCGCTCAGCAAATCGCAAAGCAAACGGATTACGTTGGCGGGAAGCTTCCACGATTGCTTTTCCCCTACAGCCTGGCATGAAATTCGACTCGCCGAAAGACGGCGGCCATCGGTGGTGACAAGCTCCAGACATTCACTTGCGGGATCGCATTCCAAGGCCACTGTTTCTTGCAGACTCCAGCCGCTGGTATCTTGCTTGGCTACGGAAAAAAGCGTCTGCTCCGCAGCCTCAGCAAGCGGCAATGCTTGACATTGCAATGTCGTGAACGGATCAATCGCAGACCATTCTGGAAACTCCTCAACTGGTATCTGAGGGAAACGAAACTCTCCCCGCAGTGATCCTTGGAACCGGAGGATGACGGTTTGCTCGTTTTCTCCGACGGCGGTGCTGCCCGGCACTTCGATCTCCGTTTGCTCAGCGGGCGAAACTTTGAGAATTTGGAGGGTTTGAACCACGGGAAGCAGAGCGCTGCCCGGTCGGATAACTTCGCCTTTAACCAACTCCTGACGCAAACCAATTTGCGTATCGCTAGCTGTCAGGATTATGCCATTGCCAGCGTCGATTCGGACGCAGGTCAAGGCAGGCCGAAAGTAATGCTTCGGCACGACATTACCAGCAAGCTGGCACGCTGCCAGCAGAGTGTCACGAGAGACGCAGATGTGCATGTGAATTACCTCCTTTGTATTGCTCTTGTAAGCACCACGTTTTGATCCGTTGAACCAGTTCGATTACGTTGACAGGTTGCTTGAAAACTTCGTTGAATCCGTACTGCAAGAGCTGCTCTGGAGCCGCCTCATCTTCACTGGTCAAGCCGACAATGAAGGCGGACTGGTACTGGAGATTTGTTCGCAAAGTCTGGACGGCCTGGATCGCAATGTCGCGTCCAAGTCTGAAGTCAATCACCACAACGTCAGGAACTAGGAAAACCGCTAAGACTCCAGCCTCGAAAACGTTATTTACGGCTTGGACGTTGTGTCCCCCATTTTCGCTGAGGTGTTGATGGACATGTTCCAGAATGGTTTTGTCAACGCCTACCAAAAGGATTTGATGTCGTTGACCGCTATCGATTGCGTGGTAGGGTAACCCATTTTCTTTCAAGAATTGCAGGAAATTCTCGACAGGGACACGTCGATCTTGACTGCCGGGAATGCGATATCCTTTGAGGCGCCCGGAATCAATCCATTTGGCGACTGTCCGTGAGGCGACCTTGCAAATCTTGGCCACTTGACCGGTTGTGAGGGTCTTCTTTTGGCGAATTTTTCGCCAGTCCCGATCGGACAGTTCGTAAGAAACCTTGCCCATGTCTTTCTCCTTAGTTAACGATCTTTCTTCTATGACCGCTCGCCGCTCTCCGTTGGTGGCGAGTCGATGTCTGAGGGCAGCAAGCCGAATGCCTGGCTCGTTCACGATTGCTTCTCATGCTTTACCTGTCGAGAAAGACGAACTTGCTCAGCCAACAATGCTTCGTACAAGCAATAGAGATCGATTGGCCGCGTCCGCTCATTCATGACCTGGTGTTCCCACGCTTCCTTGCCGCCTTGGAAGCGCGCCCAAGGGGCGAGACGAACCGCGGGATAGTTCTGCCTCGCAGCCTGCTGCAAAACTAACCCGGCCAACCTTACTCGGTCGTCTTCTAACCGATCCATAAGCTTTTCGATTTCGATGAATTCATCCCCCGCGACCTCCTTCTCTTGCCTCAGCCAGCGAACGATCTCTGACTCCTTGCTCTCGATCTCTTGCCAAAGCTTGGGCGTTATCATCTGCGCACGACCGATGCGCAAGCGACCGTGATGCACTTTTGGGAATGCCCCTCGCCCTCGAATCGCCAATAGCAATTCGTAAATGTCGTCTGTCATGTGCTACACCTCCACCCAGTCATCGCCGATCATAGATCGAAGCCAGCGACTGACAGTCATATCCTCGATTGAACGTGACTTTCTGGAACCAAGAGATTCAGTTTCCTGATTCCCTTTGTCACAATTACCCTCTCCCCCTGCACTCTGAGGGGGAGTATTATTAAGGGCGTCCCTGTCGGCGAAATTCTCCGCCTGGGAAGCGACCTCACTATTATTTGAAGTCGTGTCGGCGAATTTATCCTCTTGCTTTCCAGTAACTTGCGCGAATTTCGCCGACATGTCTGAAGGCGTTTTTTGGGTGCTGGAATTTCGCCGACAGGGGGGAATTTCGCCGACACCCCTCTGCACCAACCTCACCCTTTGGGTGTGTCGCCCCCGCACACCGTCGTTAGTCTCCCATACCCCCAATCCGGACTTGACTACCGCCTCCAAAGCCTCTTCTGCGCGGCCTGGGGCGCGCAGCCAGCGGCAGCCTTTGCGGACCTCGCGCGCCGAAGCTGCCCCGCCATGTGTGGCAATCCAGTCGATAAGCTTTTGAAGCTTTCGCTGCTCGTCAGTGCCCGCTAGCCAGCCATAGACCCTCCGCACCTCATACTTCAGCCACTCCGTAATCCCGACACTGCGCCGAAGCGTCTCTGCATCGATAAGCAACTCCTCGACTGGTTCACCAGCAGCCCAACGCAGATAGTGGATGACCAGCGCGAGCCTGGCTGCTGTCTCAGTGAGTTTGTGCCAGGCCGCAGCCAAATCCCCCTCTAAATCCTGCGACTCATCGACGTGGCGGTTGAAAAACTCGATCCAAACCAGTTTGGCGTCCCGGTCTAGCTCTAGCGTGACGGGCACTCGATCCCCGTATTCGTTTTGGCCGAAGTCTAAGGAAAAGAGACGGTCGAAAACCTGCCCCACCGCCGCCTTGACTGCGGGATGAATTTCAGCTTCCGTCCAGTGGCCTTTGCGCCGCGGAGGAAAAGCCAGAATGAACCGCGCCAAAAAACCCGCCTCTCGATCCTCGCGCGAAAAGCAGCTCTGCAAGACGCCGGGTTGTATGCCACCGACAATCGAAACGATCGGTGACCGCACGAAAATCCGGTCTGACGTTTTGCGGTCAGTCGTCACATCCTCGGCACTGTAGAACGAAAGCCACTTCCCACGTTCACCTCCTGCTTTCGCGGAGTAGCGATCGAAAGCGCGTACCCAACTGTCCAGCTCATCGACGTCTAAAAGCACTCCGCGTGGCGAGCTTTCTAAGACCTTGACGAGGGCTTCAATCGTCACATCCCGAACGATGTAGCTCGGTACCGTAGGTGGGTCAGGCTTACGTGGCTTCTCGCCAGGGCATCCATTGCGACGCCATTCCGCAAGTTCGACTTCGTAGCGAATCTTGGCCTCCTCGTGTTGCTCCCGCAGTTCGCGCAGCAACTTGTCGGATTCGGCATGTCGCCGCCGAATAAAACCCAAGGCCAGTCTCTGCGCAGGTGTTTTGCCCGTACCGCTTTCGCCAATCAGCATGCCCCAGAGAATACTGGGTACGTGCCATTCGCTATGAAGCCGCAATCGCCGCGTTCCGCCTATCGCTGCCGCTGCCGCGACTAAAAGCGGTAAAGCCACGAAAGAGGGATCACAGTAGGTTGCCACCGATCCCGCACGCACGAATCCTTGACATGGCTCAGGCAAAAGATCGACCGGGAAAGGCTCGAAGGGCAACTGATCAGGTAACGGCGGCTCCCAGATTTCGACCTGTTGGGCCAGCTCCAGCAATTTGCGCCGCAACTCCTCTGGACCTTGCGCCGCATTCAACCGAACCCAATCTGCAATATCTTGCCCTTCTTGTAGCCCCGGTAACTCAATGAGCGCGACACGAACTGGAGGGCTTAGCTTCGAAAGAAGTTCAACTACAGCCGACGCATATCGCCGCCCAGCGGAGTCGTTATCTGGGATGACGAAGACCTCTTTCCCGCTCAGAGGACTCCAGTCAGTTAGATGGGGTGCGCTGGACCCTCCCGCCGAAGTTGTGGCAGTAAACCCGATAGACGCTGCTGCGTCAGCGCATTTTTCTCCTTCGACTACGAGTACCAGTTGGGCCTGAGCCAGCTCGGATAGGCGGTAGAGGGGCCGCGGGCTGGGCATCGCCGCTCGCTTCCACCCCTCCGGGTACAATGACACCGGGCGAATTTCCTTCCCGCTCGGTGTATCCCAGCGCAGGACGTAGCCGACTATCTCCCCAGCGGCATTGCGATACTCCCAGCGAGCCGATGGTTCACCCCAGCCCTTCACGTAATCGGCAATCGCTTCCTGCGCAGATGCGTAGACCAGCTCGGTAGGTCGAGAAGGCGATCGGCTTTGTTGCGTCGCATTGGGTTCTGAGCGAGATGTGTTGCTGCGCATGGCTCGCTTATCTCGGTGATGGGTACTGGGGCGACGATCGTCATGCGGCGGAAATAGGTCCGCCTCTGTCAGGCCAACAGCTTGCAGGATTTTTCCCAGAGAGCAGCCAGTGAAGTCGTGAATGACGATCTTGCCGTCCTCGGTCAGGCCGATGGAGAGGGAGGGGTTGCGGTCATTGTGGGCTGGGCAGCGAGCCTTCCACTGCCGCACCATCCCCGGACCAGGTGTCACTTCTTTGACACCATCGAATAGGGACAACACTCTGGCTACGTAATCGGGAAGCATAGACAGTTGCTCTCGGCGGTTCCACTGTCGGGACAAATACAAGTCGAGCTTGGGGCGTGGGGCTGACACCGTGCCAGCCAACTGCCACGCCTTCCGCCGGGAGCTGGTGGGATACTCCCTGAAGCATCCCACCAGCTCCCGCCGAGAATCGCGCCCGGCGGTGCCTGTGCTTTGACATCAGTGCAACGGCTGGAAAAACGATTCGGCAGGCTCGCCCATTCGGATGCGGTGTGCAATGTTACGCAGCCATTCGAGGTCTTTTTCCGTCAGGTCTTGCTTGGACTTTTTCCTGGCCGCATGCAAAACTTGTGCTTCGGAAATCCCGTGCGATTTGAAAAAGCCAAACATTTTGTCGGTGCGTTCAGTCAGGCTTTCTCCGTCGCCCGGAACGGACTGGCTCACCAAATTCGGCACAGGCGGTTCGCCGTCGACGTCTTCATCCGCTGCCACGCCCGCCAGCGCCTGCAACGCATAACGTCGAGCATACGTCAGGGCCGAACCCAAGCCCTGTGGGTCTTGCTTCGTGAGCAGAAGCGGTAAATAAGCGCCCAAATACTCACCGGACTCATGCATCAAGAGTGTGAGTAACGCAGGTCGCCCGCCCCACTCGCACGGCAACTGCACCACACTCAACCCGTGACGATTGAGCACGGGCAGAACCCAATCCCGCACCGTCGCCAAATCCGCATACTTCGAGCGGAAATGGGGATTGGTCTTATCCTTGGGCGGGTTTTTCAGCTCCGCCTGGGCCTTCGCCAAAGCCTTGGCCAGCGCGGCCAATGATTCTGTCCCGCGAAAAACCGACTTCTCGCCACCCAAATTTTGTTCTGTCATGGTTTCATTCCTCCACGTCTAAGTCCCAGTTCTTTGCCTTTTCCAATTCCCGAAGGTGATGCGGACAGCACCACCGCCCGTCGATCACCTCCCACCCTCGCTCTTCGGCCAGCTCCCGCGCCTCTTCAGGAGACGAGGCTTGCGGTGTGGCACCGGAACATTCCGGCGCATCCCAATTCGCGGCACAGCGAATGCGCCAAATGTGCCGAGTTTCCTCCCAGTACTCGAACATGGTTTACCTCCTTTTTCGATAAAGCCTTTGCTTGCGAAGGATTGCTTTCTCGACTTCCGGAAAAAGTTGCTTTCGCACGTTGACCCACGAAGTGCGCTTGTACCAGCCAAAAAAGTGGTACAAACGCACGTGATCGACTTTCGGAAGGTCTTCTTCTGCCATGCGAAGGATCGTGTGGTAGATGGCGTGAATGTCGCCTACGCAGCGCATGTCGTGCCCACGCCATAGGGCGTAAGCAACCACGTCAGCCTTCTGGATTGGCGTGTCGTATTGGCTCTCATCCTCGTCTTCATCGAGGAAATACTCCGGCTCAGTGACAGCATTCTGGCAGAAGGCCGGGTCGTCGCTTTCCAAGCCGTTGCGCAGTGCTTCGAGCGCCTTCACGTCGAGGTACCTGGCAATGCAGTGCCAGGCGACCTTCCACTTTTCATCTGGCCGCATGCTCGCTCTCCCGTTGCAATGCCAGTTCGACTTCCTCAAGTAGTTCACGCCGCACGGTGTCCCACGGCGTGTCATCGAACCAATTCAGGAAATGCACGCAGACATGCTCTCGACCTAAAAGTTGCTCTGCTTCCAGGCAGATGCGTTGAAAGTACTCCTCGACTTGGCCGACCGTTTCCAGTCCCTCGCCACGCCAGCCACAGTAGGCGATGGCGCAGGCCGACTCGACTGGCTGGTTCAGAAGATGCAGCAAAGGTGGCGGTGTTGTTGTCGCGCCACTGCGAAGTTCCGGCGAATTTTGCCGGAGCGCATTGGCCAATGCCTCTAGCCCTTTACGGCTCAAAAGTGGTACGATTCCCTTTCGCCAAACCTCGCGCCACGGCTCGAAAAATTCGTTCATAGTCCCCCCCCCTCCCTTTTCCAGTTGCTCCCGGATGCATCGCCCGCCTCTAAGAGGCGAGCGACCTCGCCACGCAAAATCACGACGTCCGGCGGCGCTTGAAACGCCAGTACTGCCTGGCCGTCATGCATCCCAATGAAACGCACACGAATGTGCGGACCAATCTGTACGCTCTCGCCAGGTTTGCGCCGAATGACCAGCGTAATCTCCCCTTGCGATATGCCTTGCTCTACTGCGACAATGTGGTGACACTTCTGCTTGCGGTATTGGTGCTGTGGGCATGTGCAGCGGTATTGCCCTTTGCCATCACGCCAGACCATATGACTCCGGCCCGCTTCGGAGAGCGAAGCGACACGCCAGGAGTAGTCCGTAACCTGCTGCACTAGCCGCATGACTTACTCCACGATGCGCACCAGGATCGTTTCGAGGCCATCCCTGGATGGCTTTTCCGCCAACTGACGCAGAGTTTCGAGAACCTCGTCTTGCTTAGTTTCCCAGTCACGGATGACGCCGGGGAGACAATGGAGTCGCATTTCGTGACCGTCTGGCCTAACCTGCCAGACCCACACGTCGTCAGCGAGTGTGTCGATGACCACGTGATCCCACTCGTGCAGCCCTAAAGCTGCACAGATGCGGCTCAACAGCTCCTGCGCCTCGTGCTCGGCGCTCATGGCGTGCTCCTGAATTTTGGCCCTGGCCTGGGTCTGACCTTCCCTTTCTCCCCCAGCGGCAAGTGCGTTCAGCGCCACCGGCCAGCACCGCGCTGGCCTGACAGTGGCACCAGGCCAGAGGCCGGCGCATCGCCCGACCGCAGACGATAGGCCGGACTCTGTGAGTGTCCCACTGTCAGTTCCAAAACTGGGGAGGAGGAGTCTTGGGGTTGAAGGCCAACACAGTTGTGTCAGCTTCAATCCCCAACGCAAGCAGTTTTTGGCTCAGAATGGCGACAATGGTTTTGCTGAATTGCCCACTGTAGCGGGCAATCAATTCTTTCACTTTCTGAGATTGCCCCAGCTTGCATGCCAGAGCAATCTGTGCCGCCAGTTCGGTGATCTGGCGCTCTAACTCGCGATAGGCTTGCATCCCCCTCCCCCTCCTGTGCGTTTTTCAGAGTGAACGCTAAACTCTGCGATGCGGTGACGCTGATTATGCAACGCAATTGCTTTGGTGTCAAGCGCAGTTTCACTTTTTTTCGAGGGAGGGAGAAACCATGGGGAAAGAAAGGGAAGAAGATCCGTTCGCGATCTGGCTTGGGCGCTACGTGAAAAGGCATGACATCGAAATAAGTGACCTCGCCAAAGAAACCGAGATCCATGCCAGCACCATTGCATCCTGGATCCACCGGAAAAGTCGGGTCGGGTACCTGCAGGCCCTGAAGGTGTGTGAAGTGTTGAACGTGCGCCCGCCTTTTCTGCCCGAATATCTACTTGCTCTGCGTCTCCCCTACTTCGGGAAAATTCACGCCGGTCAAGCGTTGTCAGCGGATTCCGCAGAGGATTGGATCAATGTGCGCGGCTTTTTCCCGGAAAATGCGTACGTGCTTCAAGTCTTAGGAACGTGCCTGACTGGAGCAGGCATTGAGACCGGCGACTTCATCGTAGTGGTGCCGATTGACGAACCACGTAGCGGCGATATTTGCGTGGTGCTGACGGAGGAAGGTCACTTCCTTCGCCGAGCACGCTGGCAGGGGGCGCGTCTCTTTTTCGATTCCGTGAACCCAGCCGAACCGCCGTCCAGCGCCGAGTATAACCCTGAGACTTGCCAAATTCAGGGGAAGGTAGTGACGGTTTTGCGCTCTCTAGTCGGAACCCGTCAGCACTGGTTCGAGAAAAAATAGTTGCGCACTAACGGGGATTCTCTAAGATGACGGTATCCCCAGACAAACTCCCCTCCCTGCGGGGCGGTCACCGTGACTGCCCCGCTTCTTTTTTTGCGCCTCTACTTTCTCTTGCTCCAAGATAACAAACTGGGCCTGGCATGCTAGCTGAGCAGAGATTCTACGACGGGCCGGACCAGAATTTCTGGCGGCGCTAAGCTGGGATTCTGGCTTGGGTTCGCCAGTAGGCCGGCCATTGACCTGATTGGTCGAGCGCCTCTAGGGCCATTAACGCTTCGGCATTGCGAGCATCCCAACGCCGACCACGCCCCTTGAGACAAGCCGTTAGCGACTTGTAACACGACTCCGTCAGTCCGCTCCCCAACTGCCAACCCTTCGTCACAACTCCAGATAACGGATCATCTCCCCTCTACGACTGTTCACCCGTCAGGAACGCCTGAATCGCCGGCCAATCTCTTGGTCGCCACACAAAAGCCGCAATTCCAGCCGCTCGTAAGTCAGCCAGCCATTCCTCTTGTTCCGGTCGGATTCGACCGGAATCGCTCTTAAGTTCAACGAAGGCGAGCAACTGCCGCCGTGAGTGCACCAACACCAGGTCCGGGAATCCTGCTCCGTCAGCCATAACGGGAGTTAGCCAGCGGCCACGAGCCACCTGAGCCGGGCGGAAGTGAGCTACGCGCCAGCCATAGAGTTTAGCTAACCGGACAACCTGGCGCTGGAAGACACGCTCCGAGATTTTCAACTTTTTTGCAGCCATAGCGCCCAGTGCTCCCTGGGATTTCCCAAGATTTTTGACTTCTCCGCACGATGCACGTTCCCGTCGTAACCGATGTACCGCAAAACGTACCCTGTCCCTGAAACCTCATCGAGAAACTCTTCCGCTCTCTTCTGGTTCTGCTCGACGTGCAATTCCACAATCACTGCAACTTCCGGAAAACGATGAAGCGTTTCCCGCATACCTCGCCAGACTAAAACCTCAGCGCTTTCTACGTCGATCTTCACGAGATCAAGCCTAGGCCAACCTTGGCAGAGCCAGTCGAGAGTTGTCATCGGAACCCGTGTCAAACTCGAACCTGAACCGTATCCTTTGATCCCCGAATGTCCGTGATAGTCCGAGGAAACAGCGAATTCCACTTCATCGCAGATTCGGTCCCCGATAGCACTCCGAACTATCTCGACCCACGAACCGCAACCGTTAACTGTGAGGTTGGTTTTCAAGTAAGGTGCTAAATTCTCGTTAGGCTCGCAGGCTAAAACGTAACCTGGTGGTTCACAAGCTAACGCCATCAGCAGAGTATAGTAGCCGTAGTTTGCGCCGACATCGACGCACCACATGCCGGGCCGGAGGTAGCGGGCGAGGGCCTGCGTTACCCATATCTCCCAGAAGCCGTCTAGTACCAGACGCGGAGCGAAAATGCAATCACGCGTGTCCACGAAAAACGGAATCTCGCCCCACAGTCGGCAGAGCAGACGATGGTCGCTGCAGTAGACTCCTAAAGCAAGATGACGACTGAACGCCTCCAGTTCTGAACGACTGTCGAATAATTGCCTCGGCAAAGGCACCATCATTCCTCCCATGGAACTAATTCGATTGGCATTCGCTCAAATTGGAGCCATCGACCCCGCCAGACACCATCCGTGCCACGATAAAGATGGCACGTCGGCCAGTCAGTGCTTGCCAGCGTAAGAGTAAGGCAGCTGTTGCGGATACGAACGTCCCAAAGACGTTCCAGCCTTGCCTGCCCTTCGCCAACCTGGCGATTGTCGGCTAACGTCATAGGACGCTCATCGTATCCGACACGGCGGTAGATGAATCTTTTCCCCGTCAGCTCCCGGATAATTTGCGACTCTTCTTCACTGGGCTCCACATTCCACCAAAAAAGTTGGTAGACGTTAGCACGAGGAACGATTTGCTCCTCGAAATGGGCTTTTACTACGTCCTCGTATCCGGCTCCACGCAGAATTCGTTGTATTCGCTTGGCGGATTCAGGGCTTGTCGAGTGGATGACGATGCGATGACACTTCGGCCTATACTCCGCCATCCACTGGGCCAGGTGGGTTCCTGAGTTGGTCTCTGGATTGCTAGAGTGCGGCTCGTCATTGAGATCGTGGTCCAGAAACACTACGTCCCAACTTTCCCGGCCTAGCCAGAACTTGGCCTGATTTGCAGTGCGCACTACCACAACCGGAAGCGCGCAGCGTTCCAAAAATCGCCGGACGCGTTCGATTCGATCATCGAGAAAGAGAACAGTCTGGTAGCTCATTGCATTGGCACCAACTCGATCGGCATCTTTTCGTGCTCCAGCCATTGCCCCCGCCAAACTCCGTCTACGTCCTGGCGGAGATGACAGGTCGGACGATCAAGACGTGAAATCGTCAGCACGAACTCGCCGTTGTCCTGATTCACATACCAGCGACGCTCACACTCTGCGGCCCCCAATCCGACACGGCAGTGACGTTCTAGCGACATTGGCCGCTCATCGTATCCAACTCGCCGGTAGAGAAACTTCCGGCCCGTCAGCGAGTCGATAACTCGTTGCTCTTCTGGAGTCGGTTCGAGGTTGGACCAGGGCACACCGTCCCATACACGACGGAGCTGATCCACTAGCTCGAAGCAAAGATCCTCGTTGGCGAGGCTTGGATTATACCGGTTGCCGCCGCCGAGCTTCCACTTGTCTTGGCAACGGTGCTGGAACACGATCTGATCATCGAAGTCGTACTGCACGATAGCGTGAACATTCCAGCCTGGCGAGCGCGCAGGCATCGCATACTCCGTTCCGAACTTGCGCCAACCCAGATGGAAGCATTCCTTGTCGCCATACACAACCCGGAACACGAAGTCGGAGTGTTCAGCGTACCACAGCGCCATGCGCAGCTCGCGCCAGCAACGGCCCTTATCGATTAGGTACTGCCCCGATTCAAAGGCGCGCTCACTTTGCCACCTTTGAGCAATCTCCGGCATACCGAAAATTTCCCAAACGTCTTTCTTCAACGTCCAGTTGTCGTAGTCCGGCCAGAAGATAGCCCCGTATTCACGAAACTGCGGAGACTCGAAAAGATAAGTCGGATCTCGTACCGGCCCATTGTCTGCATCGAGGAAGAGAACTTGCTCGAAGGGGGAGTAAAGAGTCGAGTACGGCTTTAGTTCCCAGCCGCACAGAATGCGGCAGGGATATTCCTTCTCTACTTTGCGTGCATCAACGCATTCAACGCCAAGAGGCCTGAGTAGCCGCTTCATGTACGGGTCACATTCATTGTCGCCGAGGTACCAGAGCTGGATCGGCAGCTTGCAGCCCAAATGGCGGAGAAGATGCACGCAGACCCAGACGCAGGGGAAGTACTTAAGACCGCCGCCAGCGATTACGATTCCTCGTGGTTCTGGGTAAGCCACGTGAGCAGGAATAAGAGAATCGGCGAAGCGCTGAGCCATGACTCGGTGCGCTTCGATAACGTTCGGCCACCCTGCCCAACCCGGCGGCCAGGGACCGGGAGGACTAGATTCGATAAGTCCGATCATTTGTTCGACCGGCATATCCGGTCGGGCATCGAGGGAGGTCATGGTGTTACTCTTACCCAGAACGTTTCGGGGCAACCGCACGGGGAAACGAGATAGAAATCATAGAGCGTCCCCGAACGTGCAACAAAGACTGCTTCATTCCAAGTCTCACCCTGGTCGCACGAGTAGAAGAGGCGACCGTAACGGTCAAACGAAAACTGCAAAAAGAGCATAGAACCGAGTGTGGCGCAATATAGCGACCCGCTTCCAACCCAAGCTTGCTGAGATGGATCCCACGAAAGTGTGCTGCTGCTGTCAACGATCAGAAAGACGTAGCACAAAAAGACGTTTCCGCTCCCGTCTAACATCGGAACGCCTTCATTGCAGTCCATAATGGGCGGTACATCCGGTCCTGTCCCTGATATTCCCGATAACCCAGACGTTCCAGACGAGCCTGAAGATCCTGAAAGGCCCGAACTGCCCGACGTGCCTGATCCGGATATACCTGATCCGACACCTCCCGAACCTGGCGTACCCGAACCCCCGATTCCGGATACACCTGAACCAGATATGCCCGATCCCGAACCCCCTGATCCGGATATACCTGATCCGACACCTCCCGACCCTGGCGTACCCGAACCCCCGGTCCCGGATACACCTGAACCAGATATGCCCGATCCAGACAGGCCAGACGTGCCAGATACACCCGACACGCCCGATGTTCCCGATCCAGATACGCCAGAAGACGCCCCAGACCCTGAAAATCCGGACGTGCCCGACACTCCAGACCCGGATACACCCGATCCAGATATGCCTGACGTGCCCGATACTCCGGACCCGGATACGCCCGACATGCCCGACGTGCCCGACATGCCAGACCCCGACATACCCGACGTGCCCGATGTACCCGACACGCCCGAAACTCCAGAACTGCCCAGCCCGCTGC